GTTTCCCAGTCACGATCGGTGGAGGATATAAGTAATGGCACTCAAGAAGACACAGAAGTCTTTGAAGAAGTGGACTGACCAGAAGTGGACTACAGCTAGTGGTAAGAAGTCCTCGGAGACTGGTGAGGTATACGCTCCTAAGAAGACAATAGCAAAGCTAAAGTCCACTGCGGCAGGCAAGAAGAAACTAGCGGCGGCTAACAAGAAGAAGAGACAAGCCACAGCTAAAGGCAAGCAACACGCCAAGCATGGTTTACATAAAGGTAAAAAAAGATAAATAAAGCTTGACATTTGTCTCATTATATGTTATAATAATACTATAGTATACTTTAAAGGATTGCGAGTACGCGGTCGGGTATACTTTAACTTTTACTTTTATTATATAACAAACTGTCCTTCAAAGGAGAAACAGTTAATGACTGAAACAGATAGAGAATTAGAAAAATACTACGAAGATATGCTTACTACGTTTCGTACTGACGGTTGGAAGACCTTAACGGAAGACCTACATACAAACGCAGAAGGTATTAACTCTGTAGAAGCAACTAAAGATGAGAAAGACCTTTACTTCCGTAAGGGACAACTTTATGTCATCTCAACGTTGTTAAACTTAGAAGAACACGTCCGTGACGCATACGACCGTCTAGGGGAAGACCCTGATGCCGTTATTTGATTTTAAATGCGAAGCAGGACATACTAGCGAACGTTTTGTTAGTAGTGACACTAAAGAAGTAGACTGCACTGAGTGTGGTCTTAAAGCAGTAAAACAGCTATCTTCTTTCGGGACTTGGACAGAAAAACACAACGGCACTATGTCGGACAACTGGGTCAAGAAACGAGAACAAAAGATGGCTAACGAACGCAAGGCAAATTCATAATGGTGTATGAACCCTCGCATAATATAAACCTCCATAATACTAAAAGGTACGGAGTTTAATAATGGCAACACTTATAGATGACGAGCGTCTTAATGACGACAACGAAGAACAAGCAAGTAACATTGAAGAGTTAGGTCAGGAAGCTTCGCAAGAGCCAACACCTGCACCTGAAGACACTATCCCTGAGAAGTACAAAGGAAAGTCAACCGCTGAGATTGTAAGGATGCACCAAGAAGCTGAGAAGCTCTTAGGAAAGCAAAGCGGAGAAGTAGGGGAGTTACGTTCTGTAGTTGATAGTTATATTCAGACACAACTCGACACAACACCAGAACAACCTACAACATCTGAAGACGAAGATATTGATTTCTTTTCTGACCCCGACAAGGCTGTCGAAAGAGCTATACGTAATCATCCTTCAATTAAGAAGGCAGAGGAAACAACTCTAAACAACCAACGTACTAATGCAATGTCACAACTGCAATCACGTCATCCTGACATGGAGCAGATTGTACAGGACAGTAAGTTTGTTGAATGGATTAAAGCCTCTAAGATTCGTACACAGCTCTTTGCTCAAGCAGACCGACAGTATGACTATGAAGCCGCAGACGAACTCTTTACCAACTGGAAGGAACGTCAAGGCGTTGTAGCTCAGACTGTAGCCGCTGAGAAGGACACCAGAAAAGCCGCTGTTAAAACTGCCTCTACCGGTAGCACCAAAGGAAATGGTGAACAGCGAGCGAAGAAAGTATATCGACGCTCAGACATTATTAAGCTAATGAAAACCGACCCCGACAGGTATATGGCTTTGTCTGATGAAATCACACAAGCGTATGCCGAGAATAGGGTTAGGTAAAAACCTAAACTTTTTTTATAAGGAATATTATTATGGGCGCAGGCACATATCCACTAAATACCGCAATTGTAGACAACACCTCAGCAAAAGGCGGCGCAGTATCAGGTCAAAACGCATCTTCGTTCATCCCTACTCTATGGAGTGACGAGATTCGAGCGGCCTATGAAAAGAGCCTAGTTATTGCTCCTAAAGTTAAGAAACTAAGCATGACTGGTAAGAAAGGCGACACAGTAGTTATCCCCGCTCCTGTACGTGGTAACGCCTCGGTTAAAGCAGAAAACGTAGCTGTCACCATTCAGAACAACTTGGAAGAGAACGTACAAGTAGCAATCGACAAGCACTACGAGTACTCACGTTTTATCGAAGATATTACTGAGACTCAGGCTTTGTCTTCTCTACGTAAGTTCTACACCGATGACGCAGGTTATGCCCTAGCTCGTCAGATTGACACTGACATCATGGACTTGGGTAAGTCACTTGGTAATGGCGATGGCTCTTCTTGGGTCAACAGTGCTTCTTTCCAAGTAGCCTCCGGTGGTGGTGTGGAAGCATACGCGGCGGGTGGTGTTGACACCGCTTTCACCGACGAAGCCTTCCGTGCTTTGATTCAGAAGATGGATGACGCAGACGTTCCTATGGACGACCGTTGTTTCGTAATCCCACCTTCAGTACGTAACTCTATCATGGGTCTTGACCGTTACGTTTCTAGCGACTTCACCAACACAGGAACTCGTGAGAACGGTCTTATCGGTAACATCTACGGTATTGACGTAATGGTATCTACTAACGTAGCTACTCCAGAGTCAGGCGTACGTGCCGCTCAGTTGATTCACAAGGACACTTACCTCCTTGCGGAACAGCAGGGCATTCGTTCACAGACTCAGTACAAGCAGGAGTTCTTAAGCACTCTTTACACTGCTGATACTCTGTACGGTGTTAAAACTTTCCGTCCAGACGCAGGCTTCATTCTCAATGTAGCAGGCTAAGTAACAAACTGGGGGCATCCATAAGGGTGCCTCCTTTTACTTTCGGGCTATCACGCCTTCTTATATATACATAGGAAAATTATTATGTCTACTTTGACAATTGATTCAAACGCAAAACCAATTCAAGTTCTACGTCCTACCTCTACTTCTAAAATTGCCATCTCCGGCACTTCCAATGCCGCTAACAGTATAGCCACAGGCGTTCGTGTCGCCCGTATTGTCGCTACTGTTGACTGCTTCTATAAAATTGTTGGCCCTGCGGCTGTTACCGATGCTTATCTCCCTGCGAACACTATTGAGTATGTTCACGTATATGGTGGAGAAAACATTGCTGTAATTACCGGCGGTGCTTCAGGTTCTGCATACATTACCGATATGGTGTAAGCCATGTACGGTTTAGGTGTAAACAGACTAGGCGTTACAAACGTATCCTCCAGTGGGTTTAATCCTTTATCCCTGTTTGCTAATGGCGAGCAGGGTGCTTGGTATGACCCTTCTGACTTATCCTCTATGAAGCAACTATCTGATGGTACAGTTGACGCTGTTGTTGACCAACCTGTTGGTTATATTGAAGATAAGTCTGGTAATAATAGCACTGCTATACAGGCTACCTCTAATAAACGTCCCACACTAAGACAATCCGGTAGTCTATATTACTTGGAATTTGAAGGCGCTCAGGGCTTAAGAACCGCAAACACTATAGACTTCAGCGGTACTGATTCTATGTCAGTCTTTGCCGGAGCTAGGAAAAACACTGATGCTACCGCTAATGTTGCAGAGTTATCAAACAACTCAGGCGGCAATGAAGGCTCCTTTAGACTTAGCGCTATTGTAGGAGACCAATGGCGTTACGCTTCAAGAGGCGATAGTACTGGCCTTATTAATACAAATGCCAATAATTATGTTGCTCCCGTGACAAATGTTCTTACTGGTCTTAGTGATATTAGCGACCCCTTTGTAATTATTCGAGTTGACGGTGTTCAGAAAAACTCATCAACAACTAGTCAAGGGGCAGGAAACTACGGCAATTATCCTCTTAACGTAGGCGCTAGGAACAACGGTGGTGGTTTTCAATTAGATGGTCATATCTACAGCCTTATTATAAGAGGAGCTTCCTCTAGTGCTGATGAGATAGCGTCTACTGAAGCATACGTTGCCGCTGAAACAGGAGTTTCTTTATGAATAAGTACGCAACCATAATTGTTTCCAATAAAAATAAAAAAGAAGCTCAGGCTTTACTAGGTGATGATTTTTTTGATATTCCTTTAAAGAAAGGACTGAGTAAATATTGGGTAAGTTCTGGCCCTTTTTTTATTGAAGAGTACAACACTATTGTTGACAGTGGTCTAGCCTATGCTATAGACACTGAAGATAGTTTTCATAACTACCTAGTAACACAAGGGATGACCAGAGTAATTACTGAGGAGTAACAATGCCTACTTCCATCATAACAAAACATAGTACTACTTCCGGTGATACACCTGCGGCTTCTGAACTAGCCGTAGGTGAACTGGCGATTAATCTCGCCGATGGGAAACTGTTTACCAAAGATGGTTCTAACGAGGTTATAACTGTTATTGGGCAAGGCGCTGAGTTTCTTCCTGAGCAGTATGGCGCTGTTGGTGATGGCACTACAGACGACACTACGGCGCTTCAGGCTTGCTTTACGGCGGCTATAGCGGCTAAGGGTAAGGTTAAACTAGCGGCTAAGACATACAAGTATGCAGGGCTTCTAGCTACCGTTACTCAGGGTATTGATGTAGAAGGAGCAGGTGACAGAACTATCTTACTAAAGTCTGATGCTTACACAGGCGCGGCTTTTGAAATAAATAATACTTTTGGACAGATAGCGCACTTTTATCCTAACAGTACGGGTGACCAGAACCTAGTTACTGATACAACTAAACTAAAGTCTCCTTCGTTTTCTAAGTTTAGTATTGTTGGACAGTCCCGTATTTATGCAGGCTTTGGGTTTGACTTCAAAGACCGTAACGACATGGTGTCTATTCAAGATGTAAACTGCTTTAACCTCAAGGGTTCTGCATTCAGATTCACTGGCACGTTTGGTAACTTACGTGAAAGCAACATTAGACGCTTCTGTGTGCGTATGTGTGGTGACGAGAACAACCCTGCTATTGACTTAACCATGCCCTCCTTTAGCAACACGCAGGCAACCTCTAGCACAGTTGGAGGTAAGACTCGATTTACACTGTCAGGTACAGGGGATAACTTCTCTGGCCTAACAGGCAACCGTAAGATTAGAGTGCAGGGTAGTCGATTGGATGGTGGTACTAAAGAGTGGCCTGTTGATAGTATTATCAGCGACACAGTTGTAGAGTTGCCTTATGACATTACAACTACAGACCCTGAGACAGGAGAAAACTACGGCCAAGCAGTTACTAACGCCCCCGCTACCTTCTATCGTGACGTAGACGGTCTTAACCACATAGCGTTCAATGACTGTCAGATTGTTGGTTGCTATGGTACTTATCTCCGTCTGTCCCATGACCGAGTAAACTTCTTTAGGCGTGTAGTCTTTAACAACTTAATGGTTCATGGTTCTAACAAGAAGTACCAAGATGGCGCACAGCAAGGAGCGGCAGGCGACCTAATACTTATTGAGGGTGGTATTGGTAGTGTAGATTTCCGTGGCTTACGCATCAACAACAATGAAGTAGACAAAGGTGTTACACCTAATGTTCTGTACGCAGGTATGCGAGTACGTACAGGTCAGACTATTACTCAAGACATTCCTGACCGAGTTTGGATTAACGACCTCGATATGCTAAACCTTAACAACGATGGCGAAGCTATGTTTGTCATTGAGAAAGTTAAGAATATGTCAGTCAATGGTACTGTTGCCGCTAGTAGCCAATCAGGCATAGAGCTGAAGGTTACTGCTGACGCTGTTACTGTTGGCTTGGACTACAATGTTATTCCTAGTACATCTAAGAATATCCGCAACGTGGGTGTTGCAGAGGCTTTTGTTGTTGATAGCACTGTAGCAGACAAGGTATTCATTACACTTAATCAGCGCAAAGAAACCAGTATATCTGAAGATGCTTATAGAGAGCTGACATCTGACACTAACCAGAACGCAAGGCTTGGAGACACAAGATTTAGCAGACTGTACAGAGCTAACCTAGTTAAGAACGCTCCAAATGTAGGAGCAACTCAAGCCGCTACAGAGTGGACTCTTGCTGATGGACGGATGGCATACATTCCTGCTCGTAAGGCCGGAGCAACAGCCGTTGGAACTTGGACTGCATCATCTACTAGTGGCGAGTATTACTTAGCAACAACTGCAAGCACTAGACTGACTGACGTATCGCAGGTTATTGAAGACAACTACATGATACTTAATGAGGGGACTCTTGGCTCCCTTGCTTATGGCGAGTGGAAGGTAGGTGACAACGATAGCCTTGGTTACGATACGTTATACGTTAAACCTCTTGCGCCTGTTTCTCCTGCAAGCATGGGGGAGACTGACCTAAGGTACAAACAAGCGGCAGACGGCTCTGTCGTGAGAGTTACACGTAGGACTTTTTATGGTGGTGACTTGCCAAACACGGGCTATTATTACAATGGCGATTTATTTTATGATTTTACTCCCTCAACCACAACAGGCGACCCAGTAGCTTGGATATGTAGGGTAAGAGGTTATGGCAATGTAGGCCAGATAGGTGGAACAGCCACTTGGGAAGTATTTGGAGTTATTGATGGGTAAAATAGGAGAGCGTTATGTCTACTAAGCTAATTACAAAAAATAGTTCAAGTGTTGGCGTAGTCCCTTCTTCAAGCAGTTTAGAAGTAGGCGAACTAGCAGTAAACGTAACTGATAGAAAACTATACACAAAAAACACTTCTGAAAAAATAATTAAGTTAGTGGGCGCTGAAACTTTTAAACCTAGTGACTACGGCGCTGTAGGTGATAATGGAACTACCGACGACATCGTAGCTATTAAAGCTATGATAGCTGATGTTCAGGCTAACGGCGGTGGTACTGTTGACCTTGAAGAAAAAGTATACGGGGTTTCAGAGACAGTAGCATTTGGTGTTCCTATCCGTTTACTCTGTGGTAAGAAAGCAGGCTTTAAAGCTAAGAATAGCATATCTACTTTTTCAGAGATTACAGGAAGAGGCGGGGACGGACAGCCTAACCCTGATGGTAGTGGTAACTACAGAGTGCTGTTTGATATTAAAGGCATGGCTTACTCTAGCTTTGAAGGGTTGTTTGAACTGTCTTCCGTTGGCGGTACTTCCGCTATGGGTGGTCAGGTTAATTACGTTCCTAACCTAATTGCTATGACACAGCAAGATGGTACTGGGCCGATTCAGGCACTTAACGGATACTTTGAAAACCTGTACGTAACTAAGTTACACGCGGCATTCTTTCAGGCTGAGAAAGACTATGACCCACCGTCCGGCCCTGTGTTGCCGTATACTCGTACTTGGTTTGCACGTTTAGAGATTATTAAATGTTATCAAGCGTGGAACTTTCTACACGTAAACGGTTTTGATGACTGTGCTGTAGGTGTCCTACGAGTAAACAAATGTGCTGAAGATGCTTACGCTAAGGCGTTTGACCTTAACTGCGTAGAGGCTTTCTTGGCAGGCGGTAAGGCTACAGAAGATGATACGTTTAGTACAACTGCGGGTAGCACTGCTTTTACAACGTCAACCACAGGGGTTGTATCAGTAGGTGACAGAGTATTAGTAAAAGGCGCTGAGACATACGGGCAAGGCTTCTGTACTAAAATTGCAACATACAGCGGCACGTCAGGTACGTTTGAAGATGTATGCCCTGTAACAACAACTAACGCCGAGTTTATTTTTGGGGCGGGTGGTTTCCTTATGGACAGAGCCACTTTTGTATGTGGCAAACTGTATTTAGAAGGAGCCTATCAAAAGCTGTTACACTTTACACGACAGGGTACTTTAACTGCT